ACTAGACTGTTTCTAAAATCTTGTGCCATATTTTTTTCCTATTTATAATGCAACCGCCATTGCAATTGCAAAACCTTGTCCCGCTGCTCCTACTGGGTTACCTGTAGCATCTAAATAAACTGTTTTACTTGCGGGCATAGTACAGAATACATCTTTAGTACCAGCAGAAAAACTTACTGCTGAATCAGAATTAGAACTTGAGATAGGTGTAGTTCTAGTTAAGTTTGCACTTGATCCATCTAATGTACCAAGTCCAACTTCCCATTCAGTTGTACCAGTATTAAAAATTGCATAGTAAGTTGTATTACTATTTCCAATTCCTGCTGCAAAAGTTTCAAAACCAGTTACTGCACCTCCAAGTGCCATAGCACCTACACCAGTTGTAGTACTAGTTTCTTTTACTCTGTCGTTTATTACTAAAGCCATTTTAATTTTCTCCTATTAAGCCATGCTTATAATTGCATCGCCAGGTGTGCTTGGATCCGGAAAAGAAATTTTAAATGTACCATTAGTACAAGTTTTACTTCCACCAAAATCTAACACCACACATACTTTATCACTTTGGTCATCATTATAAATTGCTCCAAAAGCTGCTGTAATAGTAGCTGAAGTCCAAGTTGTATCCGCAAAATCACAAGTAGCTACTGCACCTGTAGACACAACCGCATTACCAGTTAAAGCATTTCCGCCAGCGGTATAATTACTACCACCACTCGAACTTTGCTCATTAGTTACTACATAAACAGTACTAGATGTGTTGTAAGGATTTGAAGTGTACAGAGCTAATTTAAAGCTGTCTCCACCAGAAGCAAAATTATGTGTTCCTGAGAATAACTCTCCCCGGAATGCATAAGGTATTACGTTTGCCATATTTTTTTATCTCCTTAATAAGTTGATGGTGATTCAGATTTAATTGGAAGACGAATAACCCCATCTTGATATTCGTTTCTGCGTCTACGACCCATTTGTTCAGTCGCGTACGTTTCTAATGCTTCTTTATAAGCCTTATCGTAGTATTGTAACATATCCATCGGTCCTTTCAAGTACCCATATGCATTTACTAGACATGCGTATAAAAGAAGGTCTGGATATTTATTGGACATATATGTCCCAGTTGCAGACTTAGTTGCATCTGTTAAACTAGTTGGTTCTTTATTATATGCTAGAGTAATTGGATAGGCCGCATTCGGTGTAGGCGCTACAACCCAGTTATCTTCATCCCAATTAGCATAGTATTTTGGTATACTACTGGAAGATGTCGATGGTGTAGCATAGTATTCGGCCATA